TTACTGTGTTATGGTACTGGCTGCCTTGCGGATACGTTCGGCAATGTCGTATAGGGCTCCTTGTAATTGTTCTTTTTCAGCAGGGGTAAACTCCCCTACGCCTCCGTTGCCATCGCGCCCGTGTAATTTATTATACATCCACGAAGATGATTTGCCAAAATATTCTTGTGATAATCTTCCCCAAGAAACATCTACAATGATATCCTCTAATTGTTGCATCATTGTGAGTTTTGTTTGTTTTGCTACTATTTCCATTGTATTGTGTTTTTTAGCCCCCTTTTTTAGGGGGCTTAGTTTAACCATAAATTAACCTATCAAACAATTCCCTTACATAAGCTAATAAGTTTCTTGCTCCATTAGGGTAAGCTCTTTTGTAATTTCTAATAGCTTGGATAAGTTCCCATTCTAATTCTGTGAGTTCCTGACTCGTTGTTAATTCTTCTTCCATTTTTACTGTTTTTGTTTAACACTGCAAAGATACTATGATTTTTCATAGTATGCAAATATTTCAACAACTTTTTTCAATTTTTTTTTTCATTTTTTTGCCTGTTACTGTTTATACAAAAAAGCGTGCCCCCTATTGTAGGCACGCTCTCCAACTAAAAATCCCAGATGAAGTGAGTTTTAATTATAAACCAACTAACTATAATATTATGTGTAAAACGAATGGTACGGCAAAAGTAGGGTGTTTGTGGTTGCTGTGAAAGGACGGTTGGGAGGTAAGAGATAAGAGGTAAGAGGGGAAGCGAGGCGTTGTGTGGTAGGGGTTTGCGGGGTGTAGTTTCGATGTTGCCAGTATGTTGGTTCGAATAGTGCTGTAGGTAGGCTGTGAGAGATAAGGAGTAAGGGTATAAAAAAAGATAAAAGACTAACAAACAGTCTTTTATCTTTTGTTTTTAGTAAGGGACAGGTTTAGAAGTTTTTTTGTGTGGGTTGCACTTATACGGTGGTGATGATAAAGCTATCGTGGTAGGCGTTATCGAGGAGGTAGGCGTATTTCCACCATAGGAGATAGTCGAGGCAGTCGGAAAGGTGGGTGGCGTGCTCTTGGGGTATGGTTGTAGAGCGTTCGCTGCTTTTGTCTTTCTCAAAAGCGTCTTCTTTCTGTTTGACAGCGGCGTTTTCCATAGATACGATAAGGTTAGGGCAGTTATCCTCGTTGAGGCGGACAAAGGGTAGGGCGCGATTGTTTTCCTCTAATATTTCGTTGATAAGGCGGAATTTGAGAATATGGCTTGGATTGTTGGTGTTAGGGGTGCGATTGAACACTTGCCAGCCTGCTGTACGCAACATATCCTCTACATCTTGTGCTAAGGTGGTCTTGCTATTCGCCTCGCTCTTAAAACCCGAACGGTCGTGGTATAGGTATATTTTATTACAGGTAGCGCGGTGAGGCTCGTAGTAGTCGATGATTTTCTTTATCAAATCTGACAATTTGAGGGGGTTTTTGACAAAGAAGTCTTTGAGTATATTGATAGTGTTGGCGACCTTGCTTCCTTGTGCTACAATGCCGCAATTGATACGCCCACCGAAGTCGAGAGAGAGTTCGAGGGGCTCACCGCTTACCAAATCGTTGTCGTAGGTGCAGGAGGGGGTGAAACTCTGCGAGAAGTCTTGCAGGGCGGAGGTGTTGTACTGGTACTTGTAGTAATGCTTATCGGCTGATAGTTTAGCATAGAAGCCATCGGCAACCTTACCAGGGCGGATGTTCATTATTTCGGCATTGAACAGTAGGTCGGACACGCGTTGCTCGTACATTTCTTGTATCCACCCAGGTTTGAGGTTTTCTTGATTTGCATAAGCGTTAGCTTTGATAAAGAGGTGCTCGGTAGGTTTTTGTTTGGCGAGTTTTTCGCGTGCGGTGAACCATTCCCCCGTTTTGGTGAGGGCTACTGACGAGGTGAAGATAGTAGCATTCAGCAGGCTTGCCTTATCAAACGCTATCTTCTTGGCACGGTTGGTTGTCAGTACGTTGTTGAAGAGTCTATCGTGCTCTAATAGAGCAGCTTCGTCGCCAATAACGATATAAGAGTTTAACCCTCGTCCGCTGTTGGGGTCATCGAGGGATACGAGTACCAATATAAAACCATTCGAGAAGTGCACCACGTTGCTCCACGAGTTCGGGGCTTGAAAAGGCATCTCGAAGCCTAACGACTTGCCGTTGCGCCCTACCACATAATCTACATCTTCATAAAAACCAAACATCTCCAAACCCTCTTTGGTAGAAGGGAAAGTACGGCTTTTTATCTGCACAAAAGTAGCCCCTACCAGTACACCTGTAGCGCGTGGCATTTGCTTTACGGCTTCCTTTACAAACCAGCCGAGTATGGTACTCTTACCCGTACCACGCCCCGCCTCTATGCAGATGTGTTTTACACCCGCATAGCGGTTGGCAGATACGGCAGCCATTTGCATAGGGTTGAGGAGGATTTGTTTAACAGGTTTAATCAGCGGTTTCATCGTCGGGTTCATCGGTTATATCTTCGTACTCGGTATCGGTAGCGGGCAAGCTGTTGAAATCCACTACCCCTGAAGCGAGGGCAGCACGTAACATCTTGGCACTCTTACGGCTCATACGTATATGGTATTCATTAGCGGTAATCTTTTCAAAATTGATTTCTTTTTCTTCTTTATCAAAATTGAAGAGGCGAGAATAGGAGTCTAACGCCTTGCGCGCTTGTTCTAAATCTCTATCTTTCAAAGCCATTTGGTAGAGTTGCCAATAACTATCTGCTAATATAGCCCTCTCGGCATTGATGTCAGATTTATCATATTCGCCAAATATTTGCATTGCCCAAGAGTAATCGCGGTAGGCGGTAGCTTGGCTTACGCCCATTTCGCGAATGTGTATCTGTATGGCTTGGTGCTTAGAATATTTGTTAGTTAGTCGCAAACTGTGTATATGGCGCAAACGCGTTTTGATAGCTTCTTCAGCTGGTTCTAACTGAAAGCTATCATCAATATACGAGGCGGATATACGCTGATAAAGACTGTCTTTGCTAAATTTAGTAAGTTCCATTATTTATGGGTTAGGGGGTTAGAAGTAGAGTCCGCTTTTCATTTTTTCTACTTGTTGGGCAGCAGCTGAAGGTATATAACAAGCTACGGCTTCTTTTTCGAGTAGCTGCTTGAGTTGGGCAAGTTCGTGTCGGGCGAGTTGTTGCAAGCGTTTGGCAAGGGTATAGAGCTCGGAGCCGTTGAGTATTTTGCTCTTTTGCCAAGGTAGTTCCTCCCACTGCTGTACAATAGCAGTAGCCGTGAATGAGAAGCTATGCATTTGAGCAGCTTCGGCAACAGTAAAGAAAACGACGGTACGCTGTAGTTTTTCCCATATAGCAGGATAAGCGTGCAAATCATCTGGGGTGCAGGTGCTGACTTGTGGTGCGATAATGCTTTCCCACATCCATTGCATTAGTGGCTGTAATTTAGTGAAAACCTCCCACGAACTATTGAGACTGTAAAACTTCTCGAACTCATTCACACTACTGATAATGCCGTTAGGGCGCGGTAACTTGCCTTGCTCGATAAGCAGCGAGATGCAATCGTTGAGGGCGCGGTCGCCCATAGCAATAGACGACAATCCTAAGTCGCGCAAGTCCCACCAAGGCGATTTCTCCATCTTATCATCGGAGTAATAGTTGCCCCCCGTATTGGATAAATTCACCTTGAGGAAAGGGATAGCATAAGCTACTGCATAGTTGGCTACTGCTTTTTTGAGAAGTTCGAGAGCATTAAGTTCCCCAACCCCCGAAGGGGGAGGGAGGGTGTCAGCAACAGACTTGGGTATATACGGATATACTTTCACACGTAGAGCCTCCTCGATATAGGTTTTGAGGATGTCGAAATCTAAACGATTAGAAACGTTAGTGTATTGCTTGATTTCTTGGATATTGGTGAACATAGGTTTAGAGATTAGTCGTTAGATGATAATTGAAATTCGACTACAAAGCTATGCAGGTTGCGGGTGCTATCAAAGGACAGCGGTTTTTGGGTAATGGGTATTACCTTCAGCCACTCGCCTGCAATACGCAAGAAGCATACGGGCGACTTGATGAGTTCCCATAATACTTCTATTTCTTCAGGGAATAGCCAACCCGTATTGAGTTTGTAAGTGCGCTTGGTTTTTACCTGCGCCTTGTAGTCCTCACTCAGTAGCACATTGTCGGCGAGGGTGTGCTCGTAACTTACCAGTGCTTCGTACTCGCCTGCAAACGAAAACCAATCGGGACAGAAGTTTTGGTTTTGAAACAGCGCACTAATAGGCGTGCTATTGGGTTCTGGTTTGGGTTCGAGGCTAAGGGTTTCCTTACGGATAATAGTTGTAGCCCCATAGGTAACATCGGCGGTAGCGCGTAAAAAACTGAAATTAGCTACTGCCAGCGGGTCCTTGATAGCCGAAAGGTCGATAAGGTTAGAGCCTATTTGCCCCAACGAACGAGCGCGTACCTCTTGGGTAAGTGCCGATACTGATATAAGGCTCTGCTTGTAAGTAGAGCGCAAACGGCTTTGAGTGAGATACGGATAGGCTTTAGGCTTCTTCCCAGGGAGGTAGTGTAAATCAGTAAGGGTATGCGTTTTGAATACCGCGCCTTTGAAATTGGTTTCCTTAATTATTGCCGATACCTTGGTCGCTTTGAAAATCTCTTTAGGAGCGAGTAGTTTATTAGTGTTCACCTCTAAAGCAGGGGTAATGTCTCTAAAAAAGTCTTGTACTTCTTGCCCTATATCCACCGTAGCCATACCCTCGAAGAAAACGTAATCGTAGTTTTGGGTAGAGGTGAAAGTACGCCCATAGCCGTTGAACTCCATTGAAAGGGCTACCGATACAAACTCGCTTTCGGCAGATGTTTGACGAATGTGTGTAAGTTCTTTGTCGAGGCAGAAATATACTTTTTTGGTAGCGAATGTTATATCCGTTTGTACGGTAATGAGTACCTGCACTATCTGTTCGCTACCCGCTGAAGAGGTTACTTTGAGCCAACCTTTGTGCTCGCCTACCGTCATCAGTTCGGAGGATTGAGAGCGGAATTTTACCACGACTTCTTCTTCGCCATTACCTTTGATTTCTGTAACCTCTAAGAAATCAGAGTTGTTAATGGTAAAAGTGAGGCGGTTAGGGTTCTTAATGGTAAATGTACCTTCAGCGCGCTCTTTCTTATCGGTTTTTAGCAGGTATTTAAATTCCTTTTTGTCTATATGAAAAGCGGTAGTATCGTTGATAACAGTGAGGTTGATAGTAAAGTAGTGAGAAACTCCAAATGAATCTTTTGTTCTGAAATAACTTTCAAAAGTAAGTGTTTGGGTTTTACTCAAATCAAAATTAAGAGTTTTTATAGTAGGGTTTTCTTTGTAAAACTGGGAGAGAGAGAATACTGCTGTTGCATTGTTTTTTGTTCCTGTTAGGGTTATATCAAATAGACTGCGCCCAATACTATTCCATTCAACTCCTTTAATTGTGAAAGGGGTATTGATAGAATGATCCTTGTACCATTCTGTTCTTGTACCAAAATTGATGTAGTCTCCTAATCCTTTATAGTGCCAAAAATCGTGATGTAATACGATTTCGTGATAATAATCAAGAGGTGTCGTAGGGAACGTAAACGAAGTATCGCCCGTGAGTTCTTTGGTAGCCGTGTTGAGCACCATATTGAGTACTGGGCGTTCATTAGGTTTAGGTTTTGGGGTAGCTTTATCGGTACGGCGCAAGGTAATTACTACCTCTTTACGCTCGGTAGGTAGGTCTATCTCGTTTACTTTACCGCTCTTCTCTTCAGTGGCAATTACCCCTAAGGTTACTTTCACTTTTACATCGCCTTTTTCAGGTAACTTACTGAAATTGTTGTAACGCAACTGCAGGTTATGTTGCAGTCCGATAAGGTTTTCTAAGTCCTCCCCTGTAGGGGCAATGAGTTCTACATATTCATTGGCAGCAATACGTGCATAATAACGAAACCCCTTGTACTTCTTGTATACAGTGAGCAATCCCAATTCAGGATAATGCACCGTAAGGTTTTCGGTAGAAGGTATAGGCTGAGAGGAGTGCCACTCTTTAAGGATAGTAGCAGGTGAGATATTCCAATCAGCGATAGGTTTTTCTACTTCATAGCACACTTCTATCCATTCATATCCTCCTTGAGAGGTAGGTTTTCCTGCTTGGGAACTTCGGCATATTTTTTCAATATAGGTTCTAATAGGCATAGCATTTGTATTTTATGAGGTTTTTGTATAGGGCGGTTTGTATCGGTTCGTTAGGTCTCCAAAACTCAATGGCAATGAAAGGAGTAAAAAGTATTACCCGCTCGGGGCGCACTTCTATTCTATCATTAGGAAATAGCAAAGGCAGCTGGTGTTCTAAGTAGCGGTGCACTTGCCAACTCTCTACTATGAAATCTATATCCTTAGCGAGGTAGTTCTCGGAATATACTCCTTGCATTACCTTAGCTACCGAACCACACACTACGGGTAGTTGCTCGGTAGTGAAGACTTCTAACACGGCACTGTAAATAGTATCGAGATAGGTGTTGATACGTGTGTCGTCGAAAATATTGAGACTTGTAAAAGCGGTGTACATTAGATTGTAATTGTGGTGATCTCTACTTGGTAATGCTCTTTGTCAAGCACGGATTTATTAAGGCTCTTGATAAGCATACGTTGGTTATAGGCAAGAATGGTGTCGCGCAAGGCGATGTGACGGAATTGGTTTTTGTTACATACAAAGCTCCACGTGTATTCAGCGGCGGCAATTCGCATCTTATACCAATCTTTCCAATACTCAGCTACTAATGGAGGCGTAAGGGTTTTGCGGAAACCTGCATTGTTTTGTCCGTTGTGCAAGCCGTCGTACCATATCATTCCAATAGTTTGTTCTCCACTCTTGCGCGCTATAGCTGTATAAATCCCCTCATACATTATACGTGGCAAACAGTAGCCTCCTATCTGTATTTCGGTAAAATTGGTGAGTTGGGTAGCTTCTTGAGCATTGAGTACCTGGTAACTATCAGCGGTTACCTGCACGACGGGCAACTGATAGGCTTTATCGTCCATTTCGGGGAATTTGATGAGGTACGACTGCTTCGTAAGAAATGTTTTTTTAGTTTCGCGTACTTCCCAAGGGCGGAAATCTTTAGCTTGTGTACGTTCTTCTAAGCGAATACGATTCATATATAGCTTGTGTCCCTTGATAAACATATCGTAATTCTTCCAATTCTTAATCGTCTTCACCAGTTCGCCAAAAGTAACATCGGGCACGGCGCGTTTGAGGTCTACTATATTAGGGTTGATTACCTGCTCTATCACATTGCCGTCTTCGCTGTGTTGGGCTACGATATTGAGTTTCATAGAGAGTTGAGGCTGCGGAGTACCTTCTATCTCTAAAACCAATGTTTGTCCTGTTGTATCGATAGTGAGCACCTGGGTAAAACTGAGCGTTTCAGGTTTTTCAAAACTAAATTCACGGATGATTACATTATCAAGTTTTAAACGAATGTTCACCTCCCCGCTTATCGGTTGGTTATCACAAACTAACCGCCACGTACCTGCCGTAGCAAATTCGTAAGTAGGGTCTATAGCCGTGAGGGTGTGTTCTTGTTGAGCTGTAGTGAGGTAGTAAGGCGTATTGCTGTACAACACCTGCTGATTGAAGTCTTCATCGGTGAGGATGTCGCCAGCCAGTTCATAGCCTGCATCGGCAAATCCCGTTTTTAGTACATAGAGCAGGTAAGGCATAGGGTGCATAATGTTGTAATTCCTATTAGCCTCGTTGCGAATAAACCCTTCTGAACCATAATTATTTATAAACTGAAAGAATAACTCCCACCCTTTTTGCCCTTTATCTTTAGGGTATACCACTTTAGGAAAGTTATAATCCACTTCGGGGTACTTTTTATCTACTATCTCGTTGGCGTGAGCGTATATATCGGGTATGTGCTTACGCAAAAGCGGAAGGTCGCATAGCTTCTTCTCAAAGTTAGGCAACTGCTCAAAACCCGAATCTATTTGTGCCGACACTAAGTTCCCTTCTACCGATAGTATTTCGAGCGTACCTTTACGCGCGCGCCCATCCAACACGTGATAACCATCGTACTTCTTCTTGAGTTTGGTGGCGTTGAGGGCGGTATAATTACCCATACGCAAGCGCAAATCAGCATTCATTTGGAACTCGAAAGGCAATGAATACTGAGTGAAGAAAGTATCCTTAAATCGCGGGTTCTCCTCTTGATAAGAGATAGCAATGCGCGAAAGGTCTAACACGAATTGAGAGGTAATGAAATAATCGGTCATCTTTTTTTATATAAGAGGTAAAAGGCAAGAGGTAAGAGCAATAACCACCAATAATTGAAAGAAGTGCGCTGTACTTGTTTATGTTTAGTACTCGTAAAAGAAAAGGTTTTGGAGGTAACACTCATTATATTACTACTCACTTTAAATTCATCACTTTTCACAACACTGAGCGTACCCCCTTTGAGTGTTATACGTTCTACCACTTTACCCCCTACCTCGTGAGTGTATTCCAAAGGTGTGTCGGGTCCTACCGTGCTCAACTGATAAGTGAGTAGTGAATGCTGTAATGTAGCAAACTCTGAACCCACCGTAGCGAGTTCAGAGGTTTGCGTAGCAACTTTCTCGGCAACCACTTTTTTAGTATTGCACGAGATAAATAACATAAAAAGCAATATATAAGTAACACATTTCATTAGCTATTCTTTTCTATGGTTTTGATCACGTCTTTCAAGATTTTCGCATAATTAGTAGCGGTAGCATAGCCCGCCTTTGCTACTTCATCAGCGAACTTGTATGGGTCATTTCTTACCAACAAGGCTTTAGCATATCGCTTGTTAATAAAGAAGAATTGCGAGTGATCACTAAACCCTTCTTCGGGTGTGATGTATTTCATAAACCAATCTTTTACTCTGTAGAGATACTTACCGTTAGAAAGCTTGGTAATACTCAACACTTCAGGGAATTTATTAGAGTTGGGAACTGCCAACTCCTCTTTAGTAACCCATAGTTGCTTATTAGGCAGTGGCGTAGTTGCTTTAGCTTTGATGCCAAAGAAATTATAACCTTCTGCACGTTCACCCCAACGGCTTTCTAAGGCAGCTTGCGCCAAGGTGAAGAGGTGAGAGATACCCGTTTTCTTTTCGCTTTCCAAAGCAAAAGGCTTATACTTTTTTACAAAATCTTTTGGGGTCATTGTTATTCGTTATTAGAGGTTTGAGATTTTTCGGATGGTTCGGACTGTTCAGCTTGTTCAGATTTTTCATTCATATAATTAGAGATGGTTTTAGCGACTTCCTCTAAGTTATCACGATTGATAAACACTTGCTGAACAACTTGTCCTGCGCGGTCAAACCGCACCTTATCTTCGGCTTTTTCGCGTATTGATTTGATTTCGATTAGACATAGTACTATTGCCATAAAGAAAGTGATAAAAGGAAATAGCCACAATGAGGTTTGGTAATAGGTTTCTAAGAACCAAGAAAGCATTCCATAAATACTATCCACAATAGTACAAGCTATAAGTAAGTTGTAATACTGCGCCATCTTGCTAATGGTACGCCTATAGCCGTAGGAGTTACGTGCAATACCCAAACGTTTAGCCTTGCGAACACCGCTCCAAAGGTCGGCGAATATCATAAGGAGTACGAGAATGTAGATACCGAGTAGTATCCAAAGAATTACGAAAATTTTTTCCATTGATTGTTAAGTTATTGTTTTACGATATATTGAGTATTTGAATGCTTGTGCCAATTAGGTAGCTGCCCTGCATTGAGTAGTTCCATTTGCTTTTGACTTACATAGATAGTTTCAAGAGAGGACGTATTAGCAACATTGAGTTCTGTTAGATGTGTGTTTTTACTTACATCAACTATTTTCACATCCCCTTCTTCGATAGAGAAGAGAGAGAAGAATTTTCGGTATACTGTTATTTTATACAGTTGTCCTTCAAATTGTTTCCTACGACTCCAGTTAATCCAGAATTTTCCATAATTTAATGAGTTTTTATTAGTAGTAAATCTGCCAATTTTTTCTTCAATATAATATTCGTCATCTTTACCTTGAGTGTTTATCAGAATCTCATTTTGAGAGACTATATATTCAAAGGAAACAGGTTCGTATTTTCCATTATTGTCGCCCCATTGAAAGAATTGTATTGCATTCATAGTTTCTGAATATATTTAATGAGTGGATAAGGTACGAAAGCGGCTACTATATCCCACCAATCGATGAAGGTACGCTTGATATACTTGTCGTACAACTCTTTGACAAGCCCTACCAACAGCACAACACCGATAGCTATAGCTAAGGCTGCCCATAGTGAGTAGAGAAGGTAAGCGGTTATAAAGGCAACAACAAATATTATGTTGCCAACCATAGAGTGCAGCAGTTTGTCACAACCTTTAAGGTTTTGAATGATTTTGTTTTTCATATTGTTTTTTTTATTATCACTTTACAATTCTAACTATAAGTAGCAACTTTAATAATACATTGATCATTATATATCGTAACTACTGCCGTTGTACCCTCTTTCCCTGAAAAGTTTGTGTCTCCAAACCACCTTATTGTTTTTCCTGGACAAGAAAAAGTAACATCTGTTGCATTTGTCAATTTTAAGAAAGAAACAATTCCTCTGTTTTCAATTCTACTCAAGTCTATATTTAAGCCGTTTTCAATTAATATCGTATTATTTTGTTGCGAAGGAGGTACAACATAATCTGAATTTATTGATATGGCAGCACGATGAATATCAGAAGATAAAGCCAAAACTTCTGGAGCAGGAGTCCAGTCGGTAGCTTTGTTGCCGCGTTCAAGTTTAACTAATTCAAAATCATATAATTTGTTGAGTTCTGTTGTATGAAAACGCAATATCTTAAAGTTTTCTTTTGCTTTAAAAGGAATTCCTTTGAATATCTCCTGAGCTCTATCCCAACTATCACTATCACTCCATAAAAAAGGACGAAAATTTTCACCATAATTTTTATAGTTTAATATATAAGTTTCTCCCACTTCTAAGTTTATAGACAGTTCATAATCAACTACCCATCCAGGACTTGTGAGGGTTATTTTTTTTCTTTCTTTTGAGTTCAATACATAATTCCTTCCCCCAATCTGTATTCCGTCAATTGCTGTTTTAATATTTTCAGTAGTAGCGAGGTTGGCAGGTAATCCGTCGATATCGTCCTTATTGTGCCTATGTGTGCGGTGGGCGTACTCGTTATGATGGTGGGTTATAGGCGCGTACCGATCGTCGTGGTGGTGGTTTTTATCAGCTTTGGCAGCTAAAGCGTCTACTAAGCCAGCGATATTGTTAATACCCAGTGTGCTAAGGATATGCTTGTTTTGCTTGATGTAGGTTACAATCTCTTGTAGTTGGTCGAGGTCGGTATCATCACTCTGCAAGATACGGTTGACGTTGTCGATAAGGTTCTTAAGGTCTTGTGCTGTACCGGTATATCCGCCCTTAGGCAACAAGCCCGATATATCTACCTGCTGTAAGCCTTCCAACTTGTTGCGTAACTCTGTGGTGAAGTCCTCGGTGGAGAGTTTCTTCCCTGGTATTTTTTGCACTGCACCAAGGATAAGATCCTTTAACGATTTGTCGAGGAGTACTGGGCGGTTTTGATTGAAGGTAAGGCGGGTAAGGGCTTCTTGGGCAGCGGTGGGATTGTCGTATACCACGCCGTTGATCTCTACCTCGCTTACTAAGGTGTCGAGGATAGAGAAATTTACATCATCGGCAGCGTGGAGTATAAGACGCTCGCCATCTACCCTTGCGGTGAAATTGCGCAAGGCTAATATGCCGTTGTACTCGAAAACGTATTCTTGTAACTCGCCCGTTAGGGGATTGGCTTTGTATTTGGGTTCCATTTTAGGTAAGAGATAAGAGGTAAGAAGTAACAGGTGTGTTACTGCTTCCTTTGGTTTGCTTTTGCAAAGGTAATGCGGAAATAAAAAAAGTGAAAGGACAAATAAAAGCCTTGCTATTGCAAGGCTTTTTTGTACATACACCAACAATAGACAAGCCTATCATCGGGGGTTTGTACCAGTTCGATGGTGAACCCTAATTCTTGAAGTACATCGTAAACATCGTGCTGGTCTATGGGTTCGGTAGGGATTACGCCCTGCACCATAGCGAGTACCTGCGAGGTGGTGTGATACGCTTTCGCTACTGTCCCCGCAAATTGTGGAGAATAATACCGCAAGAGTAATGTTTTGAGGTGTTCTTTGTAGTCGTTCATTGTGTTGAAGAAATAAAAAAATCCGTGAGTGGGTGTTGCGTAATCAAGAGCACGAATGCTTTTGTTGTATAGCATTACTACTATACACACCTTCACGGAATATTTTACAATAATTATTTTCTTGCAACATTGTACAAGTGTTGCTCTTGATTACGCGTTGCAAAAATAAGAACAAAAAAATAACCTACAAAATTTTTGCAGGTTATTTCTTTCATTTTTTTAAGTTTACCAATTCTCTTGTGTGGGGAGAGGTTTATCCATTGCTATTTTTAAATTATCAATTAGAGATGTAATCTTTAAATATATCATAGCTCTTAGTTCTGTTGTTACTTTTACTTTATACTTTTCTGAACCTCCAAAAGCACCTGTAAAAGTAGGTAAAAAAAGTTCATTAGTAACAAGTCCTAATGAATGAGAAGCTCCTTTATGATAAAAATTTGTAAATTCATATTTGTATTTACCATCTTTACACATTATTTTAACATCATAGGTTATCCATCCTTCTCTTGCTTTAAAACCAACAAAAATTTGGCTATCATATTTTATAGTGCCTCTACCCATAAGAATAAAATTCTCGTTGTCATCTAACAAGACTACTTCACGAGGGTCTTTATAGACTGTTGTAAACCAAATTTTAGCATTAGTGTACAGCATTTTAGCTGTAAGATTAGGTGTTACATTAACTACTTCAGTAAATGTGTAAGGTTTAGTAAGGTCTTCATTCTGAGCTGAAACAAAGAAAGCATTAAGGAAGGAGATAACAATTAAAATCTTTTTCATACTAACCTATTTAGTGTTTTGTAAAATTAGAATAATTGCACATACAACCCCGATGATTGTAAACCAAAAGAAGAAAGAAATATACTTGGAAATTTTTCCTAAATGTTTCTCGCTGGAACGAATCATAGCGGTTTGCAAGATTTCTCTTTCTTCGTGGGTTAGTTGTTCTACTTTGTCGATAAGTTGTACAAAGTCTTTTGGCAATTGTGATTTAAGGGTATTACTAAAATAAGAGTTTAGTTCTTTTGTTTCCATTCGTGTTAGTTTTATTTAGAGATACAAAAGTATAAACAATATTTTACTCTTGCAAGATTATAATAAAAAAAGTCTTTCCCTTATTCAAAGAAAGACTTTTTTAAGTAGTTAAAAATAATCAATTTAGTTTTTCCAAAGGAAAAACCTCAATAATATTGTTCTTCATTAGATCTTCTACAAATGCATCTTCATCTGTAGCTCTAATATCTAAATTATCCCATAATACAGCTCGTTTGGCATATTGAAGCATGTAAGTATTATTATCCAAATTATAGGTAAAAGTATTCATTTTTTTCAAAGAAGAAACTATTTCACGGCAATCATCTGCCGTGAAAGTTTCTCCTGTATCTATTATCCTCACCTTTTTCATACGGGGGCAAAGATAGTAATTACTAAGCAAAATCCAATACCCGCTCCTCAAAATATTCTGTAAGTTCTTCATTTAAAATTGTTTCTAAATTTGATAATACAATATTTTGTTTTGAGAACTCTACCAAACGCGCACAAATCAATATCCAATTTTTGATTTTACTGAATTTTGTAGAGCCTGAATGTTGCCTAAATTCAACCGTACCATATTTGAGATAACTTTGTAAATTCAACTTTAAATAACGAGTATTGAATAAACTTACTATCTCACGAACACTTCTGCAATTATTAAGGTTTGAAAAGAAAGTGTCTTTACTTCCTAAGATAGATAAACCTTTACAATATTGGTTATTTCTACGGCTCTCAGGCATCATCTTATCAAATTGCTCTTCCAATATATAAAAGTTTTTAACTAATGTTTTCATATTCTCTAAGGAATAATCATTAACTTCTAAATGAATGTGAACTCCACAACTTGTATTTACATTTGCCTTACTTAAACGGAGAGCTGTAGTAGCTTTTTTTAAACTTTGAAGCCCTTCATATCCTTGTAGTATAGGACTCACCATTTCAAATGGATGATCTCCACGAATGCTTGAATCAGTAGTGAACTTCCAATGATTACGAGTTTCGTGATTGTAACGTTCAAACTCGTATCTTATTCCTTCTGCTCTCAAGTTTCTTTCTAAAGTACTTTGTGCTGCACCGAAGAATTCTATTTCTACTCCAAAACGTCTGTTGAATAAAAATTCAAAAACATTGTCCAATGGCATAGTAGATTGAATTTCATTCCATTTTTTCCACATATTATGGGCATAACCATAATTTCCATTGCATAGTAAATCTGCTACTTGTTGGCGAGTGTAACCTAATGAATAAAATGCAAATGCTTTTTCTTTTTTGGTTGAATTCTGATTTAAAATTTGTTCTACTGTCATAATTGTAATATATTGATTATCATTTAACTACGATGCAAAGTAACAACATATTTATGAATCTTGCAAATTATAATCAATTTATTTTCAGTATATTAGAAAACTTTAACTTTTGAAAAAACTTATTCACTTTCTTTTGCTAAAAAGAGGTTTATTTTTTCCTGTGTAAGTTCTTCTCCGTTACAAATAACTTTAAAACCTAAATGATTTGTTTTCATATAGGCTATCCAACGGCGTATAATTACATCCATATATTGAGGATCGAACTCTACTCCTCTACACGTTCTCCAATTCATTTCACAAGCTATAAGAGTAGAGCCTGAGCCAAGGAATAGATCTCCTACAATATCTTTTTGTTGTGAACTATTTTTGATAAGATAACCTATAAGTTCTATAGGTTTCATAGTTGGATGATCTGCATTTTTTTTAGGTTTATCAAACTCAAGAACAGAGGACTGTTTTCTATCTGTGTACCAAGGGTGTTTACCTTCTGATTGCCAACCATAGAGAATTGGTTGATGTTTTTTTACATTCTCGACATCTTCAATTTCTCCTACCAATATAGGTTCGTGCTTCATGTGGTAATCTAATCTTCCTAAAACAAATTGATTTTTAACCCAAATCAATACACTTGAAATCTTATATCCAGCTTTTTGCATTGCGGTTCTAAAGTTTACAGCCTCAGAATCTGAGTAAAAAATGTAAGTAGGGCAACCAATCATTGAGTGGTTGAATGTATTTTGATAAAAATCATATAGAAATTCAAAAAAAGCAGTATCACTCATTTTATCATTTTTTATTTTCAGTTTATCCTTGGTTCCACCTTCGTAATTTACATTATAAGGAGGGTCCGTAACTATTAATTGAAAAATTTCATTTCCAAGTAGTTTTTTGTAAGTTTTTTCTTTGGTCGAATCACCGCAGATAACTTTATGTGTAATTCCTTTCTGTGTTGAAATTAATTCAAAAATATCACCTTCCTTAGATTGAATGTTTTTAGGAGGAGTAATATCTACTTCTTCTTCTATTTCTATTTTTACAGCGTTTTCTGATTGAATAAAATCATCAAACGAATTAATATCAAAACCTATTTCTGTAAGGTTAATATCAGAGAAAAACTCAGATATTTTCTCATAGTCAAATTCACCATTTAGGATATTTGATCTAAGATTGTATTCCTTAAATTCATCCTCTGTAAGTTTTCTATTAGGGATACGAACATCTATGATTTCTTCTCCCCTTCCTAACTCAAAGAGAATTATTACTCTTTGGTGTCCTCCAATGAGAGTGTTGTCAATATCAATCACAGGAATTTCTACCAAATTGAACTTTTCTAATGATTTTTTGAGACGTTCTTTGTCTAAATCGGATATTTTTCGGGGGTTGTATTCGTAAGGGACAAGTTCCGAAACTTTTCTTTGAACGGTATACCATTCTAAAGGTGCTAATATTTCTTGCATATTTAAAAATTTAAAGTTAATATTTCTTGTCTTTTTTTGTTTTTTGTGTGACTACTTCCTAAGTGTAGTAATACTTTGTGTTGTTTCCAACCAAATTGATTAACATACTTTGTCAGCTCCTCATTCTGATAAGAACTCAAAATAAATTTTCCTCTAATCTGAGACAAAGTTTTTAGCAATTCATTAAAATGCTCTTGTGTATAACCACCATAATGACCTTGGTTAGCCCCAACATAAGGAGGATCACAATAGTGAAATGTATCTAATGAATCTCGTTTTTGAATTACTTCACAAGCATCATTGTTCTCTAATTGTACATTTTTCAATCGTTGGGAATATACATCAGTAAAACTTTCTATTTTATTATTCAAAAGTTTTACATTTTTTGAATTAGAAGTAATTCTGCAATTCATTACTTGATTAGAAAAACCAAAATTTGTAGAAAACCAAAATGCCCACGCTCTTTGTTTTTCTGAAAATAAATGGGGTGTGTTATAAATTACTAATGCTGATTTATAAGCATCACGGCTGATAATAGTTTTTTCTATTAACATTCTTAATTCTTCAAAATCAGTTTTCAATACTTTATAGAAGTTGAAAACATTAGCATTGAAATCATTTATAATTTCTGTTTTTGTTTGTTCTTTAGCCCAAAATACAGCTCCACCACCAAAGAAAGGCTCTGTATAGATTATGTGTTGGGGTATTAGTGGTAGAATATGAGGAAGCATAGTTTGTTTTCCTCCATAATAACTTATGGGTGTTCTTTGCCAAATTTTTGATATAGATTTCATTATTTTACTTGTTATTTAAAATTATTTTGTATCTTTGCACCTCCTACATCTAAATAATAAAATAGCCAGCAGGCGGAAAAACATAAGTCCTCCGTGCCTGATGGCTATTATTTTAAAAGATGTAGGAATTTTTTATTTAATAACGGAGGACTTTTTTATCCTCCTAAAATGTTATTTTACATTTATCTTTTTTTCAATTGTTTTCACTAACAGCTTCAGTTGCTTTAATTCTTCGGTTTTTCTGAATATTTTTTCTATCAAAGTAAAATTTTCTTCCTCGCTTTCGGCGGCTTGTAGTCTCCATTTCATAAGGCTTTTTTCCCTCGATACGATATTGCTGCGCAGGGTGTGCAGGCGTTGTACCAGTTGTGTAGGGCTCAATTTATCTAAGGCTTCTTCTTGGGAGGGGGCGGTGGGTAGCAATATGCGTTTGTACTTACTCCAATGGTCGAGCACGGTATCGCAGGCGTCCATTTCCTCAAATAGTTGCCATAGCTGCTGCTGTAGGGTGCGGGCTTGGCTTTCTTGGTCGGCTGGGAGGGCATTAAGGCTTAGCTTGATCGAGCAGGCTTTTAGCCAGTGGTTTTTCTTGGCGAGGTATACGGGGTGCAGGGCTTGGGGATAATCGGAGATTAAGTGAACAGAGAAAAGTGAATAGTGAACAGCGGGCTTGTTGTCGATTTTCGGATTGTCCCTCTCGCTTTCGGAGAGGGGGAAACGGGGGGTGAGGCTTTTTAGTTTTGCTTTTAGCTTTGCCTCGTTCTCTAATGAATAAAAGCGAGGAACGCCTTGAAGATTGCCTCCAAGGCGTTCGTACTCGCTGAGTAAACGCTTGTATTGTTCTCGGTAATTAGACATTAGGTATCAGGGCTAACAGCTTTTTTCAATGCCAAAGCGCGCTCTAAGATAGGTACATCGGGCGGGTATTGTTGTTTTTTCTTCTCTATGAGCTGTTGCAGGGTTTCGGTGCTGAGTGATTTTAACAACTCGGCAGCTTCTTCTTGCAAAGCATAGTAAGGAAAGCCCGCAATGTATAGGCTTTTGACATTGTAAGGTATACAACTCAAATCTACTGCCTCTAATCCGCCCCCTAATTCTTTGGGTTTGGTGAAGTAGGCGGTGCCTTCAGGAAGCAATGATTTGAATGCCGAATCATTCGTAATTTGTAATTCGGCATTCGTTATTTGCTTATCCTCATTCGTGATAGTCTTAGGCTTCGGCGATTGTTCCTGCATACTTGTACGGTTTAGAGTTTGTGATGAGCTTGAGGGTAATACCGCTATCATCTTCGGCTTTTTTGCCAGTAGTGGCTTCGGCACTATCTACATAAGCAGGGTTGATCTTGGTGCCTATTACCCATAGCGTGCCTTGAGCATCGGGGACTACGAAAATCATCGGTACGTTTTTGTAACGGTTGATGAAATCGAGGGTTACATCGCTAAAGCGAGCTATCTTAAACTCTAACTCGGTTTTCGCTTTTTTGTTGCCAGCATTGCCTACGAGTGTAATTTTGAGTTCGCCCTCGTCTATCTGAGCATCGATACCTTTGAAGGCTTTGGAAGCGATAAGGGTAAGGTTGCCATCTTCGATGGTGTTGGCTTTGCCGAGTTCGCCCGTATTGGCAGGCAATACGCATTTATCGACAAACGCCTTAGGGGCGTACAAAATGCGTGTGCTGATGCCTCCGCTGACTTCGTCGTTAGGACAAGCATCGAGGCTTTCGTGGGGTACGTTATCAAAACAATTTTTTGCCATAGTACTAATTTGTTAATTTGTTAATTAGGGGTGATTGTCCGCCGATGAGTTGGAGGAGTAGATCCTCGTCATTAGCAATTTCTTCTTGTGAGAGGGCTTCACCGCCGATGAGCAACACTTTAGGCGCGTCATCGGCAAACTTGTAATTCACATTGCGGAATGTAAACTCGTGACCTTTGTGAGGCGCTTCTGCTGTTGGTTCTTCGGGTTTACCATTAAGTTGTTCCTCTAATTGGTTGAGTTGTTGCTCGCGCGCGTTGAGATGTTTTTCAACCTCATTGAGTGCTTGTTCACGCTGGTTGAGGGCTTCTTCTCTCTTATTGAGAGCTGTCTCGCGCTCGTTGAGGGCTTGTACTTGAGTGTCGTTGCTTTCGGTAGAGGCTTCTGACAGGGGTGTATTTTTTTCTTCTTTTGCCATTTTAATTAGGTGTTAGGGGTTAGAGGATAGGGGCAGGGGGGTGAACCCTGACCCCGAAAACCTTATTAAGCTTCTAATCCTTTTTCTTCAGGGTAGTAGAGCTCATTGAGGTCTTTGTTGTTCAATCCGCGTTTTTTGGTGCCGTCGGAAGTGTACACATAAGTAAGCTCATTGATTGCAAAATCATAGCCTAAAGTAAATTCACCAAAAATGTTCAAGATACGTTTATCTACTTGTACATCGGTGATAGTAGCAGGATTGTCGATGATGTCTACCATCTTCACAAAACCATTTTCGACGGTTGATACAATGGTACCGTCTTTTAGGTTAGGGATAGCCACGATTTCGCGTTTACCCAAGCGGGTTTTGAGGGCGTTGTCTTGGAACTTGTTTTGCCCGAACTTGTCTTCGTAGGCAATTTGGTAGTTCTCGGCATCGGTAACGCTCATAAAGATTTTCTTTACTTGGTCTTTCGCTCCCGCAGGTAAACCACGCTCATAGGCGGTTACTACATCGATGATGTTAGTGCTGGTGATTGCATCGGCAGGAATGAGGAAGTACGGGTTTTCGGTATTCTTCAAACCTTTGGCGATGATTTCGTTAAGCCCATCCATAGAAGTGCCAAACTCAGGGGTGGCAAGTCCTATCTTAGAGGCATCGTACTTACCAGTAACCGATAAGATGTTCACATCGGAGATGATTTTTTTCAAGAGCAAATCAATAGCGTGTTTAGAGATTGATTTGTCTTTCAAACTCTTTCCTTCGTCGTACATTTCCTCAAGCACTGTACCGAGTATTTCGGCAGGGTCGAGTTCAAAATCCACCTTCTGATGGAAGTTTTTCATTATTTTTTTGCGGAATTGCAATTCGCCATAAGGCGTCCACTTTTTGGAGTTGAAGCCTTGTACGACGTGCCCTATGAGTGAATGTAGCGACACGTATTCGCCTCTTACCTTGGTAAGGGTACGAGAGTGCGCATTGAGCAAGATATCCTTAGACAATATTGCAGCTTGCAATAGTTTAGGCTTGGTGCTGATGTAGCGAAGTAGTTCATTTTTGATCTGTTCTACGTTCATTGTTTTTTCTTGTGGCATAGTGTTAAATTTCGTTTAAGAATTTGTTGTGAGCATCGTTAGGGTCTAAATACCCGTCAATAAGTCCGTTGTTGTCGGCTGACTCTTTGCCGTCGTTAGCGGGCAATGAGTGTGCGGGGCGATTGTTGAGTTCGGTTTTGAGGCTCTCGGTTTCGGCAGTAAGGGCGGTTACTTGCGCGGTGAGGGCTTCTTTTTCAGCGGTAAGGGCTGTTTTCTCAGCCGATAGCTTTTCGTTGTTGGCTTTCAGCTCTGCCATAAGCTGCTCGAGAGCGGTGTTGTTGGCAGCGGTTTCGGCAGCTGCTAAGGCGGCTTCTATCTTGTCGAGCTGCGATTCTTTGAGCTCTACAAACTTTTCATTCCCAAATAAGGGACTCTTTAGGTCGATACTGGCGAGTGCCAATATAGCGGCGATTCTTGCGTGTTTCATTATTTTATAGGTAAGAGGTAAGAGGTAAAAGGTAAGAGCCTGTTACTACTTACAGATTTAACTTTTTCTAATTTACTAATTGACTAATTACCTCATTGAGTGTCATTATTTCGTCTATCAGTCCCATTGCTTTGGCTTTTTTGGCATTATAGGTGTTGCCTTTGAATACTTCTTCTTTAGCATCGGGGCGGTAGGCTTTTACGCTACTAATAAAGCGGGCGTTGGTATCGGATAGTTTTTGCAATACGGTTTTGTCGTTACCTTCCTTGAGGTCGCGATACCATTTGTTTTTCTCGGTGCTTTCGGGGGCGTAGAGTTCGTGGACTTTCACGCCGTATTTTTCTAAGAAAGGGGCAAAATCTTGGAAACTCATCATCGTGCCTATACTGCCAATAGCATCGGCAAAGGGGGCAGCGACTACCTTGTCGCAAGCACTGGCAATCCAATAGGCGGCACTGCACATATACCCGCCCGTATAGGCTACGGTAGGTTTTTGCAAGCTGCGAATAACGCTGGCGAGCTCCTCAGTGCCCGAAACCATTCCGCCCCCGCTATCGATGTCGAGCACGATAGCGGTAACGGCTTGGTGCGATTCCAGCGCCTTTAATAACGTAATAATATATTGAGTACCGATATAACCATAAGAGGTGTATTTGACGATGGGCTGCTTGAGATCTACCAATACGGGGAAGCTGTCGCGCCCTTGTTGCAAAGAGGCGTTGCGCTGCTCAAAATTATAGTGGTAAACCTCTTCATACCAATGCGAACTCTCGAAACTCCCCTTACGATAAGCTAAGAGGAGTTCGGGGAGTTTTTCAGCGAGGTAATTATGATTGATAGAGAATAGCATAATAATTTGTCAATTTGCTAATTTGCCAATTTGCTAATTTGCCAATTTGCTAATAGGCAAATCATTAATGGTGCAAAATTATTGCAAAGGCGGGGTAAAGAAAAGGACACGGAATTTTTCGGTTATTTTGCTGATATTCGGGAAGATGATAGTTTGCCCTGTAAGGGTAACTATATAGCTGTCGGTGCCCTTGCCGTTATCAACTATATTGTCGTCGATAGTGAGGGTGAAAGGCTCGCGGGCGTTGCCTACTACCAGCATTTCCTGCTCGGATACCAGGGCGACCACATAACGGCGTTGTTTGTGAAAGACGATGAGCTTCTTGCGGGTATCCTTAGACAAATCGTAGATGGGCAAGGAGACTTGTATATCGAAGTAATCGTTGTGGTTTTGCTGCTTGATACTCACCTTGCGGTTATAAGGTGCAGGGTTATGCAGGTCGATACGCAATAGATAGCTGTTTTCATTGGGGGTAAGGGCGCGCATATTCTGATTGAAGCTGAAGGAATTAGCCTCAAACAATAGCACGTGAGATATTTCGCGCGTAAAGGATTCGGGGAGGTTGCAAAGGTTGAGCATTAGTTGTTAGGGAATAGGGGTAAAACCTGAATTTGCTACAAAAGTATGGGTTTTTTGTGTTTTGTAAAAGGACGGTTGAGAGGTAAGAGATAAGAGGTAAGAGGGGGAGCGAGGCATTGTGTAGTAGGGGTTTGCGGGGTGTAGGTTCGATGTTCATTCGATGTTGGTTCGAATAGTGCTGTAGGTAAGCAGTGAGAGATAAGTGGTAAGAAATAAGGGTATAAAAAAAGATAAAAGACTAACAAATAGTCTTTTATCTTTTATTTTTAGTAAGGGACAGGTTTAGAAGTTTTTTATTCCAAATTTTCTATATTTCTCAGCTTTTCGATATAAAAATCGCGTATTCGTTGAAAATCTTCATCGGTGAACTTGTTGTCTCTGAGTCTCATTCGCTTGTGTGTAGCAGCTGATGTACTCTTTTGAATTGCTCTTGCTACCTTGCTATCGGATAGTTCTAATTGCTGAATGATGTATATTACTTTGTCGTGTGGTGTCATATTATTCTTGTATTATCATATTAGTATTGTACCATTGCCACGCATCATCTAAGAATTGTGCTTCGGATATTTCAGGGGCTAATTCTCCACCAGTTAATTTTACGTTATTCTGAATTATTATGAGGTTGAACTTCTCATATTCATTGAATACGTATAATTTCTGAGGCTTACTCTTTAATTCTCTGTTAAGAACTATCTGCTGTGTGCGCTCTCTAATTACCAATATCAGAGATAAGTAGAGAGGAGAGTAAATAAAGTGAAAACCATTAGGCAAATGCTCAGGCTCTGGCTGTAATGCCAATAAGAATTTAGGCATTTTTAGTTCAAAAAGTTTGTCATTATCCATATATTTTGTATTTTTGTCCCTCATTTCTAAGGGTTTTAAATCGTTAGACTTGTTTTAATTTTACAAAGTAAAGCCCCTAATGTAGTGTTAGGGGCTTTTAATTTATCTAATAAAGCGATACTTAGGCAAGAAATTGCGACTACCCCCTATTTTGAATTTACTAACCATTTCGCCATAATAGTTAATAGGTTCATCAAGGTTAATTGTGGTAACATTGCGCCCATTGTAATCATATTGGTGCGCACTGTAACCTACTGACATATTGGGTAATCGCCATACCCCCCAATTCATAGAATTAAGATAATACAATATTCTACTGAGGTTATCTACATTAGCCTCGAATACTTTACCCTCTTTAATTTCATTTTCAAGGGCACGAAAGTCAGCTTCTAAATCTTGCATTTCTTTCTCATTCTGAATTTTCTTTGCTTCGTGTTTTCTCTTGCAGAAATTGCAGAATTTAGTGTACGCTTCATCCAGATTTTCGTTGGTAATTTCACCATCTACATCAATGAATGTTACAAAGTATGGTCTTTCTGTGAATTTTTGTGCCTCTACCTTTTCATAAGGCACTTCATTAACTTGTGGGTAACCTTGCTCTTTCTTTTTGAAAGTAACATTACCTGCTACAATGTAGGTGTAGCTATTTGCTGTGTAAAATTCTAATTTCATCTTTATAAGTGTTTTAAGTGTTAATATTGTTTATTAGCGATGAGAAATTTCAATCATATAAAACTGCTCTTCACCGCCTTGACGGTCTGCTATACCTACAATCTCTACTGTATAGGTTTCATCATATCGAGCATACCCTTCAATTTCTTCACCTTTAACGATGAACGTTTCAATTCGTTCGGGTGTATCTAATGCTCTTAACCCTAACCACTCATCACGGTCTTCTATTGATTCATTGTACAACTGTTCTGCTTCTTCGATACTATCTACATAATTGTAGTATCTGTATTTGTTTTTGATGAACTCGATTATCGCCTCATCGCTAATTGTTTCAGTGATGAAGTTGTTGTCATTCACCCATTCTTGTAAGCCTAATGTTTTGTCTGTTGTTGTCATTTTCTTTGAGTGTTTAAATTGTTAATAATTGTTCTTGTTTTAATTTTACACTGCAAAGATACGGCAAGATTTTTAATTACGCAAGTATTTTGCTTGTTTTTTTTCATTTTATTTTGTTTAAAATATAACAAAAGTTTGTAAGTGTGTATTTATTAGTTAGTTACAAGATTGTTATTTTTAAAGAAAAAAAGGCAAAAGGTAGTGTTATACCCTTTGCCTTGGTGAGTTACTCGTTTTCGTTTATAGGCTGCTCTATCTCGTACATTATAGGCATTCCTATTTCGGTGGCAATATAGTGCTCAATACGTGCGCCTTTGCTTTCTTGCCAGCCTTGTAGCATATAGATAGCCTTGCATTGTAGCAGGTCGGCAATATCTTTAGTGATATGCGCATCCCAAGTGTCGTGCTCGGTAAGTCCATTTTCAAAAGGGTTCACTGGTTCATAACCTAATTTTTTTGTTACTTTGGCTGCTGCAGCAAAGCGTTTGCGGGTTTCGGTGAGGTCTGTGCCTGATATTTTACCTGAGATGTAGATTTTCATTCTTGTTCACTTTTATAGATTTTAATTAGTTTGTACACAAGTGCTTCTTGGGCTTGTTCGTAAGTCTTATAGAGAAAAACATCCGCATCTTCATCTAATATTTCAAATGAAAAACCTTTATTGTTCTTATCTCTATAACGATAGGATACAAGCCCTACAAGATTCTTTTTTCTAAACCACGCTAAGACATCTGTCCAAGTGGGGATAATTGCAATCTTGTCAAGTAAATTCTTGTCAAGTGTTTTGTATGTTAAATTTTTAATTTCACCACAAAACACTACGTTATAACCTTTATTGCAGTACTGAACAAGGAAGGGCTCAATTAATTGTGTGTAATCAATAGCAAATGTACAAGGCTCATCAAATCCTATTCCTTTAAGTTCTTGGGCTATATCTAAGGATACGAGCCAAGTGGGGTAATTCAATTTATTATTCATATCTTTATCCTTTAAACAAATACATTGACCAACTTATGGCAACCTCTTCATTGCGATTGTCCAATTCTTTGAGTAAATTACCTATTTCTTTATCCTCACTAAGTTCAGGAGGAATTTGTAAATAGAGTTTTTTCATTATTTCATTATGGAAACCAGTGTGTTTCTCAATCTCTGAGAGGTGTGTTTGCGCCTCTTTTAGAGACTTTAATAATTCTTGTTTATTCATCTTTGATAAATTTTCCGTTAATGATTATTCCTTTTCTGTTTTTGATTTCGTTATATGCGATGTTTAGGCACTCCTCAAGGGTGGTGTTTTCTAAAAATGCTATATCATCTAAATAACCAATTATAGAAGTTATTTCATAAAAATACAAAAAGGGCGTTTCTCCACCTATCCCTAATAATCTAAAATTAGCGTGCATTAGACGATTTAAACTATCTTGAATGTTTAATGCTAACTGTACTTTGATATATCCTCGCTTTTCTTCAAAATTCAAAACATTATTGATTTGCTCTAATACATCTATTCTTTCCTTATAGCAGTAGTTAATGAGCGTTACCATTACATCGCCAATAGCGTCCTGAATAGCGGTTTTGTCGTTGTCATAACACGCTTTTATGAGCTCACCGACTTCCTCGTGGGTTTTGATGAGCTGGTTAAAACGTGTTATTTTCTTATAGATTTCTCTTTCTTTTGCCCATTCTTGGATAAGGGGCACGAGTTCTTGGATTGTTCTCATTGTTTAATCTTCTTCTTTATAATTTAACAATTCGGGGTTTTCATATTGGTTTCCAATAACTCTTGCACGTTGCAAACACGAACGCCAAGCCTCTTCGTGAAGATTGTAATACCCATTGATGTTGCCTACATTTTTGGCATCGATACGGCAGAATGCCATACATTCCTCTCGGTACACAATAAGGCTGTAACCTCCATAATCGTGGGCAAGAATGTCGCCCTCATAGATTTCAGTGCCATTTTTGTCGTGTTGCCCTGTAAATAGACTTATTGAGTCTTCATTTACTGCGTAATCATCAATAGCAAACTCATCGTGAAGTTCGTAATAGTGTAAATAACCATATACAAAATCATTAAGAGCCATACTAAATCCTCTAAATTTGATTGTTTTCATTTTCTTTGTGATTTTAATGTTATTAGTTAATTTCTACTTCGTATTCCCAGTAGAGGGCATCTTCCTCACTTATATTATCACTGAGCCAGTTAAAAGCTTCAGGAAATTTGTTTATTTCACTATCACAAATGGAAAATCCATAATCTGCCATTTGTTCTAATTGTTTGGCTACCTCTTCAGGTACTTCTACATCTGATAAACCTACAGAGTAGGTTACTTTTACGGTTAAATCTTTGATTGTTTTCATTAGTTGATATTTTTAGTGTTAATAATCTTACCTAAATATAGCACGAAGTACTTCTTATTGGCTTCTGCTCCCCATTCGGGTTTACCAGTGCCAAAGCGTATGGTTTTTAATTCTATGGTGAAGCTTGGGGCATCACGCGCATAGCCATTGCGAAAGACGACACTGTCGTACTCTCTTCCTATAAGACGAAGGTTGTAATACGGTTTGATGTCGCGATACTCTTCTGTCTTTACGCCCGATAGTATCATATCAAACCATTTCTTTTTGATGGTTAGGTGTAGGGTGTTCATTTTAATAATAATCGTTTTTGAATTTCTTCTTTTTTACGGTTAAAATCCTTGCGAATGGTATCGTAAGGCAAATCGTTTTCTTCGATGTTGTAGGACCTTAATATGTTGATGATGGTAAACTTATAAGGTATACTATAATAATAGTGGTTCATTACAGCGGTACGAAAGAGTTCTCTGCGAAAATGACTGTCTACAAACTTTACTATTAGCGCGTTCTGTTGTGGCAGAATGATAGCCCCACGCTTCTCGTAATTACTTGTATTAATAGTAAGCTGATAGGTTTTCGACAATTCTTTTTTCGGGCGGTACTGGTACTCCGATAAGTTGCTTTTGCGTTGCAACACGTTGAGGATATAGATACCTATTTCGTCGCTTGCTTTTGGGGCATACGGCTCACCATAGAGCGTACGCATATACTTAATAAGGTAATTGGGTAGGTTTAAAGTGATGTTAAACATTTCTTTCATTGTTAATGGTTATCATTTCGTCGTTATAATAGTACTCAATAGCGGTGTTCTTCTCTACAAATGTATCTAACTCATTGATGTCTTTAGGATATACCGTATATAGGTAAGGCACAAAATCTTTCAATTTTGTAACTCCACTAATAGCACATAATCCTACTAAATGCTGATGCCAGTAGAGGGCAGCGATATAGGCGTTACTCTTCTTAAAATGCGTAATGATAGGCTCAATACATAGCAGTGGCTTACTAATAAAGTACTCTTTTTTCTTTTTTGTACCCTCGCCATTCGTTACTCGTAATTCTTCATTTATTAAGAATTTTCCCCAACCATCATTGGCATAAGTAATAGTAGGGTTGATACAGTGATATAACGGAAAGTCGCTTTTCTTCTCAGGGAATATATCGTATAAAAATTTAAGATATTCCAACAAATCGAGTTGAGAGCCAGCAGGCAATAGTCCGCCAACTAATGAGCCTCTGCGATAGAGTCCACTCACCACGCAATTAGTCTTGTGCAGATAGGCAGAATCTACCTTTATATTCGTCAGCATTTTAAAGAAGTATTCCATTTGTTTATGGTTTAAGGGGTTATGTATTAGATGTAGTATAGATTTTATCTATAACTAAAAAAAGGGATTTTCTCCATTTTTTTTGAAAAAAAGTAACTTTTTTCCAAAAAGGGGCATTTTTTTTTCCGACATTTCCGACAAATCCTACAAAGAGTATAAAACACTATTTTTCAGCTTATTGTACCTTGTAATAATCATTCCTTTTGAGAAATCTTGTAGGATTTTGTAGGAAAACAATAAAACTTTCCGACACTTTCCGACATTTCCGACACACTTTCCGACACAATTTTACTACTTAATAATTTGATTTTTAGATAAATAAGTCTTTGTCGGAAATGTCGGAAAAAAAAACAGGGGTTTTTAGTAAAAAATTGCGCTTTGTAAAAAAAATCAATATGGCAAATCATCTTCATCTACTATTGCATCTGGAATGTTACTATTATTATTGGTAGTCTTAGGTTTTCGTATACGTTGTAATTCTATTTCTGCCATTAGTTCTTCTTTTATATTTACCTTATTTAAGTCGATAAGAAAGGCACTAGTATTACAATTAATTTCCATATTGATACGAGTACTCTTCACTTCATCTTCATAGGCTTCACATTCTTTTATAAGTTTTCTCATTTCTGCTTTTGAGGGTGCTGATTCACGATTTTGTACAAACCATTGCCTCTGAATGATACTAAATACAGTAGTGAAATTGAATTTTAGTAATCCTCCTTCCTCTCTTATATTTACATCTATCCTCAGTGTCTCTCCCTGAGTTAAGCGCATACACGATAGGAAACAATCCCAAAACTTATTGATAGGCGAATCTGTATCAAGTTTTCGACGTTGATTTTCTACTATCTTTTCAAAGTGATCTATCATATCTGCTTTTCCAAAAGGAAAGAACTGTTGCGACTCGAATATATTATATATAGTGTGCAATACGGCTAAATTGTCAATAATACGAGTAGGTACATTCTGCAATTTTTCTAACTTACCTAAAGCAATTTTATTCACGCGATAAGTGTCGAGAAAACGTTCTTCAAAAAGAGTACGCTGGTTGATAAAAGTATTAGATATGCCCGAAATACCTTTGCGAACAATATCTTTCAGTTTATCATATTCTTTTTTCTCTTCTTCACTAAATTCCCTGCTCTCCATTTCTTCCCAAATGAGTCGAGAGATAAGTGCTTCAGCACTGGGGTAATCATTACCTGTAAGTATAGTAGAACTGATGATAGGTACTTCATCTACGGCTACCTTGCTTTCTATAGAGCCACGTTTGTACCCACGTCTATCCCATAAACCTTTGATGATACCATCTACTTGTGGGTTTCCTCTCTTGTATTCCGATAGTTGAGATATACCATTGCTAAATTGTGCAAACTCTCGTATCTGTGCTTTGATAGTAGAAGCTGCTCCCTCCAATTGTATAGCGGTTTGAGGAACTCCCATAAACGATTGTATAGCTTCGCATATATTATCTTTACCAGTTGAAGCTGGTCCAAAATAGAATAGTATAGGAAAGAATCCTGTACAACTCACGACTATGTCTTGAAATAACGAACCTATACCGAAAAGAATACCCGTAATAGCATATCCTCGATGTACTTTATATACTTGTCGAAAATAGTTGTGAATACTCATTTGAGTATCAAATGATTTGAATTTTTTTTGTGCTCCATATTTATAGATATTCTTATCATAGCTTCTATTTGCAGAAGGAATGTAATAGCTTTCGTTTTTAAGTTTAAAAAGTCCTTCTTTATTGATAAGTTCTTCACGTTCCCCTGGTATCACTATCTTATTATTCCATACCCAAAAGCCTTCAGGTTGCCATCCTAATACATCAATTTTTCTTCCGTTACCCATACGGTCAAACAAATAGCGCAAGAGACGTTCGTGTTGTGCAGCTGTACCTGAGAATGAAAAATTACCATAAGAAGTAACCACATTCTTAAATGAAGGGAGGGTGTTTATTTTGTCAGAAATCACATCAAAAATCTTCTCAGTGTTATGTACATTACATATACGTATAAGTTTCATTGGAAACTGTTCATCTTGCATGTGTTGCACTATTTCAATTGAGAAATTGGAAATCGACATAAAGTATTCTTTACCCTCTTTGCCCGCTGATGTATAGATGCGGTTTTGGTGCTGAAATAGTCCGTATTCTATAATTTCATTCTTATATAGGTAAGGGTTTTCTACTTCATCAGGAAAGAGATAGAAGTCGAGAGAACCGTCGCCGTCGCCTACTGGTTTACTAAGGTTAGAGTTCTTTTCTCCCATATCAATAATTATCTCTGGTGTCTTGAGATATTGCTTTTCAACCTTCTCAGATTTTGAAGCTACCTTAATTTTAAACATCTCTTTGAGCTGCTCAGCATACGCCTCGCGGGTAGTGTCATCAGGAATACAGCCTACGAGTTTGCCAGCCAATTCGGTGAGGTTCTTTTTATCTTCGGGCAATAGTAATGGCTTTTTACTTTCGCCGTGCTTCTCAGTATAGCGGTCGAGTGCAGTGCGGTAGGCTTCGCCAATAAGGTGCACTATAGCATCGTTGCGCGAGTATTTGATAAGTTCTACCGCATTGGGGCGTTGCCCTATACTGTCAGGGTCTTCTTTGTCTTCCGACGGGAATACCACTAATTCGGCAAACAAACCCGCTTGCAGTATCAGCTGTAAATCACGCTCGGCAGCCGTTTGCCCTGCGCTATCGCTATCGCGGAAGATAATCACCTTGCGGCAAAGTTTCTTCAGCTGTGCCAAGTGTTGTGGCGTGAGAGCCGTGCCCAAGGTAGCAACAGTATTGGCAAACCCTATCTGATGCATACGCATTACATCGGTATAGCCTTCTACTAAATACACCTCTCCTGTATTGGCAATGGTATTACGCGCCAAATGGAAGCCGTACAGCAAGTTGGATTTATCGAATAAATCAGACTCAGCACTATTGATATACTTAGGTTGCTTCTTATCGTTAGTAAGTATTCTACCGCCAAAGCCTACACAATGCCCGTACTTGTCACAAATAGGGAAGATAATACGCCCTTTGAAGAAGTCGTAATAATTACCTTGGGAATTTTTTCGCAACAGACCTAATGCTTCGCCATCGCTCACGATAGCCTGCTCTTTGAACGCCTCGTACAAGCCTGCCAAGGCATAACCAATACCGAAGTTATCGACAATCTCATCGGTAAAATTACGGCTAAGCATATAGCGTTTGGCTTCGCTCTCGGGGGGCAAACTCACGAAATTCTGACGGTATATTTCAGCAGTTTTCTTGAGTATTTGTGTAAGGCTCTGCTTTTGGGTGCGCTTTTCTTTTTGCTCGTCGGTTTCCTTTTCGTATTCTATAGGAATGTTAAGGGTTTCGCAGGCGATTTTTACCGCCTCGAGGAAATCAACTCCCTTATAGGCTTGGATAAAGTCGATAATGCTCGTACCTCCTTTGCCCGAACCGAAGTCTTTCCATATATTCTTTACATTGGACACCTTGAAGCTGGGGGTGCGTTCGTTTTTGAAAGGTGAGCACCCTTCCGCCGTTCCGTTGTTACGTATCTTATACGAAGTATCGGTATACACCCTGCCAATAGCTTGACAAAGGTCGGCTTCGTATAATTTATCTATGACTGATGATTTAATCATAAGGTAAGAGATAAAAGGTAAGATATTACCTTATTAATACTTGTTTTTGGACTAACACTCTGTTTTTAGAATCCAAAATTTTTCTTTTATATTTGCAAATCCTTTATATTTTTTGCCTGTTAGAGGAGATTTTCCAAAATCAATTAAAGGAATAAGTTTACTAATAATTGTTTCAAAAATGTCCAAGTCAAAACCAAAGTGTTCATAAAATAATTCTTCCACTTTACCTTCTTCATATTCCATTTCATCAATATCAAATCCCATAATGGTACAAGCCAAAGTTTCTATGTCAAATCTGTCGATATTATTTTTTTCTTTCATAGTGTTTACTTAATTTCTAATTGTACTACAAAGCCAAGTTTCATTAAATTCTTAGCTTGAGTAGTGTTCATTACTTCTTCATTATAGGCATAGATAGTGTGCTTGTGCGGTTCTACTCTATACCCTTTGCATTTAAGTCGGTAAGTGTTATTGTATATCTTCCGCTTTTCAGCCGACACCTTATAGGTAGTCTTTACTTTAGCAGTAGCACTTATCGGAGCTACCTCAAAGAGGAGGTGAGGAGGGTGTTTTTGTTTTTGAACTCTCTTGCTCTTTTTTGGAAATCGGCGATGATTCGCTCTCTTAACTCGTTTTCGTCCCAT